TGGTACAGCGACCAGAAGCAGAAAGCCTGCTTTGATTTTGACCGAATTAAAAACTCAAAAAAAGAAGGATACAATCACGCGTCGAGTAAGCCTGTTCCTCTCATAGCCTACCTCGTCAAACAGTGTACGGCTTCAAATGCTCTCGTTCTTGACGGTTTCCTCGGTTCTGCCTCAACGCTTATTGCCTGTGAGCAACTTGACCGTGTGTGCTTTGGTATAGAGCTTGAGCCAAAATACGTGGATGTCGCAGTAAAAAGATTCATCGAATTTCATGGCGGTAAGGCAGACGACGTATTCCTCGAAAGGGACGGTAAAACAATCCCCTATGCGAATTTGGAAGTGCCGAGTAGCTAATATATGTGAACGCTTTGCTGATCTCTCAATCAGCGAGGCGCCTTTTTATATGCCAACGCCTTCCATGGCCTCGTCATAATCTACACAAAAAATACGGCTACAGTTTGTCGGACGGTCTGCTTGCTATTTCACAGCCTTGGAGTGATGTATAGACTACCAAAACAAAGAAAGGTGGTCAAACCCCATGAAAATCAACTACAACGTAACAGGTTCAGAACGCAAACGGTTAGTGGGTGCTATCAGCAAGATCACGGGAACCCCGCCCAAATACCTGGGCATGCCTTCCATGGCCTACGAGATTGGAGACATCACGGTCGACAAGGAAGGTGCCCTCATCTGCGAGGATGATGCCAAGGTCGAGCGCATCGCCCACAGCCTGATCGTGGACGGCTTCACTGCCGCCGCCGGCGAAACGGAGGCCATATTCGAAGAAGCCGACGCCCCGGAGAGCCTCACGATCTCGATGCCGAAGGACGGCTTCACCGACGAGGCCATCGCTAACCTGAAGCATCTGGTCGAGAGCAAGGCAACGCTCATCAAGAAGGCGCTGGGCGCGGAGGACCTGACGATCACAGTCGAGGACGACAAGATTTCCTTCCCTTGGTTCGCTGGCTACCCGGCACCGGAAGAGATCAGCGCCTACGCCAAGTTCATCGGTAGGCTCTGCGGCATGGCCAAAACGCAGAAGCACGTCACTGCCAAGGACAAGGATGTCGATAACGACAAGTACGCCTTCCGCTGTTTTCTCCTGCGGCTGGGCTTCATCGGAGACGAATATAAGGCCGATCGGAAAATCCTCCTGAAGAACCTGACCGGTTCATCCGCTTTCAAGGGAGGCGCTCCCGATGCTGATGAATGAAAAGCTGCTGGCGCATCTCCGGGAAACTTACCCAGCCGGGACCCGTGTGGAGCTTGTGCGAATGGAGGATGTGCAGGCTCCGCCCATTGGCACAAAAGGAACCGTGCGTTATGTTGATGACCTCGGCAGTTTGGGCGTTGCGTGGGACAACGGCAGTTCTCTTCAAGTGGTCTACGGCGTCGATTATGCAGCGAAAATCGTTATGTAGAGTAAATGGCGAGAAGGTATGATTTTATTACAGGCCTTCAGAGCCATATATGTACCTACCAAAACGAAAGGGGTACACCACAATGACCGAAAAACAGATGAAGCAAATTGAGAGCCAACTTCCGGAGGGCGAGAAAATCAACCGCTGCTACAGAGCCTTTGAGGGTGACATCCGAGTAATTACCCGGAAGCCGGACGGCAGCGAGGTTCGCTACACGGTGAGCTTCGACGCCGACGACAACGCGACGATCAGAAAATTTTAAGGGGGTAGCAGCCATGTGGAGTGAAGGCAGCATCAAGATTGGAAGCGACATGTTCCATTACTGGGTCAAGCACTACGACGAGGGTTCGCAGTACGGCATCGACGAAGGCCGCATCTCCAAGCTGACGCTCAAGCGCAGCGGCGAGATGGTTTGCAATTATGATCGCGGCTGGGACATCAAGCCCGCCGATGAAAACACGGCAGCCGCACTGGCCATCCTGATGAAGGATTACAACTAAAGCGCAGCCGGGAGCCTGGGCCGGAAGGCCCTGTCTCTCGTTGTCAATATATCTCGGATGGACTGCTTCGGTAGTCTTTTTTTATGCCCTAAAGAAGGAGGCGACGGCATATACGAAAGCTCAAAAAATACACACCAACCAAATTCGTGGCGAAGGATTCCTACTACGACAAAGATTCCGCCGACTATGCCGTCAGCTTCATTGAAAGCCTGCGCCACACGAAGGGCCAGTGGTACCAGGAGCCTTTCGAGCTTATTGACTGGCAGGAACAGATCGTCCGGGATGTGTTCGGCGTTCTGAAACCCAACGGCTACCGGCAGTTCAACACCGCTTATGTGGAAATTCCCAAGAAAATGGGGAAGCAACTGGCGCTTGACACGCTTATCCCCACACCGTACGGATTTACGACGATGGAGAAAGTCCGTGTGGGCGACACGCTGTTTGATGAGCGCGGCGACCCCTGCTGTGTGGTAGCAAAAAGTGCTGTGGACTATAACGAACAGGCATACAGGATTACTTTTAAAGATGGTCAGACCATTGACGCCGGTGAACGGCATCAGTGGTTGGGTGAATACACGCACGGGAAGCGGAAACAGCGCATCATGACAACCGGCGAGTTATATCGCATGCCAAAATATGATGGCGTTATTCGTTTCAGGATTGCTATGCCTGGTGCCATCAGCACTGCGGAGGCTAAGCTACCGATAGAACCATATTTGATGGGCTATTGGCTCGGTAACGGCAACGCGGTTAAGCCGGAGATAACCATCAAAACCGCAGACGTCGCCGGAGTGCTGAAAAACATAACTCCGTATTATGATGTGACGAGCGCATGGAAGAATACCGGCGAAAGCTTTGTTTTCCGAGTTCCGGCACTGCGTTCGACATTGTTAAAAAGCTACCATCAGAAAGTCATTCCTTCGGTTTACCTCAGAGCTTCCAGAGAGCAGCGGTTTCGCCTGCTGCAAGGCCTTATGGACTCTGATGGCTGCATAGCTGGCACAAAAGGCCAGGCAATCTATACGTCTACAGAAAGATCGCTGTCCGAAAGCGTCAGCGAGCTGCTTTGGAGTTTGGGTATCAAGAATGCTATTTCTACAGCGCCGTCAACGGAGCGAAACGATTGGGGCCAGAAGAGTAATGATTGCGGGAGACGGGACACCGGAGAGGTTTTGTATTATGTGAAATTCACGGCTTTTACAGATCTCCCTATTTGTGGATTGTATCGCAAGAATCAAAATCGCGTGATACGAAATTCTAAGACCAGAAGCCATTTCAGGTATATAGACCAAATAGACCAGATACCAAACGCCGGTATGCAATGTGTACAAGTGGACAGCCCGTCTCATCAGTATCTGGTGGGGCGTTCTTTTTTGCCAACACATAATTCTGAACTGGCGGCGGCCATCGCACTGCTACTCACCTGCGGCGACGGCGAAGAGCGTGCCGAAGTCTACGGCTGCGCCGCCGACCGCAATCAGGCGTCCATTGTTTTCAACGTGGCCGCTGACATGGTTCGGATGTGTCCGGCGCTTTCAAAACGCTGCAAGATACTTGAATCCCAGAAGCGGCTCATCTATCAGCCCACCGGAAGCATCTATCAGGTCCTCTCTGCCGACGTTGCAAATAAGCACGGCTTCAACACTCACGGCGTCGTATTCGACGAACTGCACACGCAGCCGAACCGGAAACTCTACGATGTCATGACCAAGGGCAGCGGTGATGCTCGTATGCAGCCGCTGTATTTTCTCATCACCACAGCCGGAGACAATCAAAACAGCATCTGCTGGGAGGTCCATGAAAAAGCCAAAGATATTCTCGAAGGTCGGAAACACGACTCCACCTTCTATCCGGTCATTTACGGAGCCGACCAGAGTGACGACTGGACTGACCCGAAGGTGTGGAAAAAAGCAAATCCCTCGCTTGGCATCACGGTCGGTATCGACAAGGTACGCGACGCCTGTGAATCGGCCCGTCAGAATCCCGCCGAGGAGAACGCCTTTCGCCAGCTTCGCCTGAACCAGTGGGTCAAGCAGGCGGTGCGCTGGATGCCAATGGAGAAATGGGACGCCTGCGCCTTTCCGGTCGACCCGAAGTCACTGGAGGGCCGCGTCTGCTACGGTGGCCTCGACCTCTCCTCCACCACTGATATCACGGCGTTTGTGCTGGTGTTCCCGCCGGAAGATGAAGATGACAAATACAGCATCCTACCGTTCTTCTGGATACCGGAGGAGAATGTGGATATCCGCGTCAAACGGGATCATGTCAACTATGATCTGTGGAAACAGCAGGGCTACCTGCAGACGACCGAGGGCAACGTGGTTCACTACGGCTTCATAGAGAGCTTCATTAAAGAACTCGGTACGCGCTACAACATCCGTGAGATTGCCTTCGACCGCTGGGGCGCAACACAGATGGTCCAGAACCTTGAGGGTCTCGGCTTCACCGTCGTTCCCTTCGGGCAGGGCTTTAAAGATATGTCGCCGCCGACCAAAGAGCTCATGCGCCTGACGCTGGGCGGGCAGATTTCCCATGGGGGGCACCCGGTTCTTCGCTGGATGATGGACAACATCTTCATCCGTACTGACCCGGCCGGAAACATCAAACCAGACAAGGAAAAATCAACGGAAAAGATCGACGGCGCGGTTGCAACAATTATGGCGCTCGACCGGGCACAGCGTGTGGGAATCACAGGCGGAACTTCTGTTTATGACGAGCGCGGCATCCTTTCCTTTTAACCGAAGCATCTCCCCGGAGGTGCTTTTTTCATGCGAATTTACAGGAGGAAACCTATGGGAATCAAAGAGCTTTTTCACTTTGGCAGGGCACGGGATAAACCCAGCGACTACTACACCGGAACGGATTACCGGTTTCTGTTCGGTCCTACTACGAGCGGCAAGAGCGTGAATGAGTTTACGGCGATGCAGACCACGGCGGTTTATTCCTGT